GCAGCCCCCGTTGCCCCCATGGGGGCCCCTGTCGTCGATCCTGCCCCCCCACCGCTGGCCCCGCCTCCACCATACATTAGGCCTGGAGACAATCCTGCTGCATCCATTTGTGCGACTTTGTTAGCGTAACTTTGGTCTTGGTAGGTTCTGTTGTATAATACTTGCTGCCTTTCGAACGCATTCTCTGCAGCCATCTCTCCGTATTTATAGTTTATTTTGGCTGCGTTTTCTGCCATCTCTTTCTGATCCCTTATCTTTCTTTTTCTGCCTACGCCTAGCGTGTTGAGGATTCCTGAAGCGCTGCCTATGATTCCCGAGAGAGGATCCATAAAGTCCTCTCCTTTCTCGAGTAATTCCTGTAGTTTTTTAAAGTTCATTTTTCGTTCTTTTTTAAAAAAGAATTTGTATACTATTTCTTGTTATATATGTATAAACGTCTACCGCGCTGTCCCACATGTATTTATGAGGGTTAAAAGAGGGGGGCGGAATTATCCCCCCTCTTTGAGTTTTGGTAGAGCTTTATACGACTGCTTTAGCTTTTTTCGGGATCGGTTTTTACTCCTGTCCCGAAATCCTTCACGGCTTCAGTTTCACCCTTGTTTTTTGCGATCTGGTTTGCTGCGCTTTGGTTGATCTTATCTATCGCGTCTATCGCTATTTCGAATCGATCTGTCCTTATGTCGAATTCGGGTTGTACTCCATCTTTCTTTTCTGTATAGATTGTTGGAAACACCCCATCCTCCATGTTGTTGGCTTCGCCGCTGATTATCTTCCTCAGTTTTACCTCTCTTGGTTCTGCTTGGTATGTAAGGTTTGGCTCATTGATACATCCTCTTCTACTTCTTGCTGTTTTCATAGTGTTATAAATTTGGAATTTGTTTTGCTGACATTACTCGGCGTGCTGTTACATCAAATGCTACTTGTACCCAGAAGTTTTGCGAACTCAGTCTTGACTCTGCGAATATGTTGTTGTATATCGTAGGATCAATGTACGTTGATGCGTTATCAATCGTGCGGTCTTCATTTTCTTCGTACACTCTATTTAAGCACATGAACGCTAAAGGCATTCCTGCGGCAAATTCGCCGTATGTTTCGTTTACGTCTGTTGTGTATTCGATCCATGACGGTTGTTTTCCTAGAGATTGGTATATGGGAGTGTAATTTTCTTCGAACTCTGTATTCCATGCCGCTGCTTCTTCTGTGATAAGTTCTTGGAATCCGATCGCGTCCAGTGTTGGCTTGTGGAGGTCATCCATGGTCTCTAATCTTGTCCACCATTTGTTGCCTTGACTGTAGTCAATTCGAGGTGTAATCGATCCTAAGGCCATGATCATACTGGGTTCTGTACATTTGATTTTCAAGCCTCTTCCGGATTTATACATAGTTGCGACTCCTCGTCCGGCAAGTGTTCCTAGTGGTTCCTCGTCTGTTGCTGAGTTTGATACAATCTCGTCAAATGCGATTTCGCTTTGCATCCCACCGCAGAATATAGGAGATTCAGGCAGTGTTGCGCTTCTAATTCCATATGTTGCTTCTCGCCATGCTTGATAAGTGCCGTCTGTGATCGCGACGCGGTTTAGCATGTTGAATATTTTCTTTTGAAGAATCAGAGCGTCCATAGTGAGCTTTCCATCGGTTACATCTACCGCTGTAATTGCATTAATCCCCCCTGTTGTTCCGTCGATCCATTCGGTGTTTAGCCAGTTGTTGAATCTGTCGCTAAGGTATGTTTTTACTGCCAATCCTGCTTGTGAATACCATGAGTTTGCACTGTTATATTTTTTCTTGCGGTCATGGCTTGGTAGTCCTATAGTTTTTGTTGCGGCTCCGTATGGCATTGTAGCGCCTTCTACTATATATGCTGAGGTGCTGGGTGCCGCTAGGATTTTAGTTCGTTCTTCGTCGATGTTTTTTAATGGAAATGGTGTTAATTTGATTTTCTGGTTATCCGGCATTGTCAAGAAGTTACTCCCTGCTATGTTTAGATTGTATGCAATCTTGATTGGCTTCTTGACTTGGTACACGTAAATGTTGGTCGCCTTATTCGGGTTGTCTGGTTTTCTGAGCCCCATCGCTTCCGGATCTGTTCGCTCGAATATAAAGGCGTCTCCGAGTTTTGTTAGTTTGTTGATTGCTTGTGTAGGTTTTTCCGGATCATTCGTTAAGAATTGTATTTCATTGACTTCCTCGGGTGATATTTTTTCCTCGAATTCCAGTTTGATAAAACTCGGTGCTTGACTTGACGGATTCAGTGGGTATGATTCACTTGAGTTTTCTGTCCACACTCTATTCCAAGCAATTCCATCTCCTGCACTGATTTTCTTCCAAATATGGTTTATTCCGGTGACTACGTATGCGTTTTCTTCTTGCTTATTGGCGTAGTAGTTTTTGAATATGTCCCAGTATGCCAGATTGAACATCGCGGGAAATTTTCGTGTGCATGTATTGGTTTTTGAGTGTCCAAATCCCCTTATTCCCAGGTATGCGAGTAGCGAGCTCGGGTTGACTTGTCCCCTGTTGGTATCGTTTTCATAGATTGATGCGATGGCGGTGCTGACCAAGAATTGCGGCAGTAGTACCTTGCTCATGTTTAACCCCACTCCCAAGGCGTTATTATGCAATGCCGCAATGTAGAGCCTGATCGGAATTACGAATACGTCAATTTGGTGTTTGAAGCTTCCGAATACAGGTCCGGTTGTTGGCATAGTCTTTACTTTTGTCGTGATGTCGATATAGAACGTCGTTCCATCTAAACCTATTTGGCACCAATAGGGAACGATTGTGCCGCATGCTTGTGATGTTCGGATTATTTTCCCTATGTTGTGCGATGATCTGCCGAAATTAGGCAGATATACCTCCATTTTGCTTTCGCTTCGGAGTCTGTCTCCTCCTAGTGTTTTTTTCATGGCTTATTCTTCTTTAGTGTTTATTATTTGATTGTTTACGTGTGAGATGAATATGAGTGCTGCGGTTAAGATGTCATCCCATGTTCTTTTTGCTAGATGTTTTTCGGCATCCTCTTTAGTGTCGAATTCCTTCCCGTTTACGAGTGCACCGCACGTTGTGATTACCCATTTGTTGTTTTTGTTGCGAATCAGTACGAACGGGCCGTTTTCTGATACTGCTCTTTCTTCGATTTCGAGGTTTACGTCTTTGAGTTCTTCTTCTCTTTGTCTGTTTTCAGTAAGTAACTGATTTCTGAATTTGTTGTTCATGTTATTTAATCTTTGTTGATGTTGATACTTCGATTGTGTCGATTTTGATGCCATTTGCTTTGAGGAAGTGCTTGTGTGTGCATCCCTGCTCCATGATCACGGCAGCTGCCGCGCCGATCGCGGCCGCTATTACCGCGATCCATTTTACGATCTTCTTTACTTTTTCATTCATAGGTTTAGTGATAATTGAGTGTTTGTGTTTTTGATCATTACTATTCTTCTGATAGTAGGTTGGTACAGTTTTTTCTTTTCGTCGTACTCCCAGTCGACGACTTCGTAGAAGCTTACGCCGGTTCTTTGTACTTTTTGAGCGATTACGTACTCTTTGTCGAATAGCTCTCCGTCTTCTGTTACGTACCATGTTCCTTCGTATTTGAAATTTCGTCGAGACACATTGTCGGCGCCGATCAACTTCACTAGGTTGCTTGATCGGCCTCCGATGGCCCCTCCGGTGGGGTAGGCATCAGTATTTTGTTTCGTTTTAACACGTCTTCCAGATTTCTGATTCCAAATTCTGTTTTCCATATTTCACGAATTAGTTGTTCTTTCTTTATGATTAGGTCTGCGTACCCCTTACATACTTCTTTTTTTTCTCTTTCCGTCATACTTTTTGATTGTTTGCCAATATTTTACTGCGTCCACATATTCTTTGTATTGTTCTATTGTTTCTACTTTGATAGGAGTTTTGTTGTAGTACTTTGTTTGCTTCTCTTCCTTTATAATTCGGAGGGCTTCGCGTTCTTGATCTGTCCATATTTTTTGTTTGTAATACATTGGTAATGCGGCTTTTATTCCAGATTCCGTCCTATACGTTTCTTCTGTGAATCTGTCTTGATATCTGTGTCTTCTGAGTGTGTTTTTGTTTATGTAACCTATTCCGATCCTTTTTGAAGTGAATATCTTTCCGTTGAATTCGGGGTTGCTTTCGTCTCTTTTCGTTATGTATTTTATGATGTAATTTATCGTTCTTTCATTCACTTCGTATCCGAAGTATATCCATCCGTACCCCCATTCTTTTTCGAATTGTTCTTCTGTTAATTCTGTCCATATAATGCCGTGTAGATGTATTCTTTTGGTGTTATCATGTCCTAGCTCTGTGATCAGCCAGTGCTTTAGTGGTGCCTTGTATTTTTTCCACCATCGCTTTCTGAATAGACTAATTGCTTTTTGAGGTGCTTTGTTTGGCTCTTTTTCGTCATATTCTAGCTTTTTTAAGCTCTCTTCGGAGAATGTCAGTGTTGCAAATATAATGTTTTTTGGATTTGACTTTATTTCTTCCATTAATCTTACCCTCCATTCATTTGCTTTTGCGCGCCTGCATTCTTCGCAGTATCCGCATGGTATTTGAATCCATCTTAGGCGATAATCCTTTATTCCTTTGCGGTTTTCATTTGATTTGGCGTATTTTGGATTTTCGATGATACTTGGGTATAGGCACATTGGTTTTATTTGAAATTTTCCCTCTTAGAATCATTTTTCTCTTACCATTTTGTTGTTACTGTTTTATCTACTCCTTTGAACTGCATTTCTGGATCGTAATGCTGTGTTACTGTTGTTGAGTTCCTGGGGGGTGTTTCGCTCATCCTTTTTTCTGTGTATTCTCTGATCAGTTTTCCTGTTTTCCCTCCGATCGTTAGATTTCCTACTACTTGCGCTAGTTTGATGATCGTGTTTGCTATCTCGGTCCAGTATTGAAGCTCTCGCAGTTCTGCGGTTGCTTCTTCGGTTCTCTTTTTTACTTCGAGCATCTTTGCCTCTGCTTTCTGGGTCTCGCCTGCTGCATAATAGTATGCCGCTTGCGCCATTCCGCTACATGCATCCGCGTTTATCTTTTTGATCTCTGCTGATAGTTTTTTGTCTGCGTATATGCTCTCTAGAGTTTTGATCGCCGCCGTTCCTTCGAGGATTTGTTTTTCGGCTGTCATCATACCGCCTTGGAATGATTCCTCTCCGAATACAATTTTGCCAAACTTGTCATCTTCTATTTTGAAGTATTTAGGTATTTCAACTTCCTGGCCGTCTATTGTTGTTTTTTCTGTGGGTTGCCACTTCACCATCTGATCCCATAGTTGGTTTGCTGTGTTAATGAAGCCTTCCCATCCTTTAAACATCTCTTGCTTTACTTCCCATAGCCTTTTTTCGATTATTGTTTGGGTCTCCTCTTTGTTTTTACCCGTTTCTGCTTTGAGTGCATCTGCTTGAGTATTAAGTAGGTTAATTTCCGCCTCGTTCTTTCGCTCGCTCATCCGCACCTGTCGTAGTGACATCAATGCTTGCAGTTTTGCATTAGGATCGGCCGCTGATCCTGCTCCGGCAGCACCCGTTGCCCCCATGGGGGCACCTGTCGTCGATCC